TTTCAACAATGTTCAATTCTATTTTCCAAATTACGCTAACACTTCTTACAATAAATCTATATCTATCGACTCAGCAGGTGAGGCAAACACTACAACTGCTTATTCATCTTTTGTAGCAGGTTTATGGTCTAGCACCGCTGCTATTTCATCTTTGTATTTAACGCCTGGGGTTGGTAACTGGGCGCAATATTCAACCGCTTCACTCTACGGCATATCTAAATCATAGGAGACAAAATGGCAGACACAAAGATCATCGTAAACTGCGAGACAGGCGAAGTCTCTGAAGTAGAACTTACAGCCGAGGAAATCAAGCAGCGCGAAGCAGATGCGATCGCTTACGCAAAGGCAAAGGCAGATGAGGAGCAAGCAGCAGCCGAGAAGGCGCAGGCTAAGGCTGCTATTGCAGATCGCTTAGGATTAACAGCAGATGAATTGGCTTTACTACTGGGATGAAACCCAAGTTATGCAAGGCTGGTATTCAACTTCGTGAGCAATTCGATGACTGCTTCGGCGATCGTGACCGTACCTCGGACGGCTGGATCGGTGATAGTCGGCACTCATCTCGTAAGTCTGACCATAATCCAGATGCGCAAGGCTGGGTTCGTGCCATTGACGTTGACCGCGATCTATCCGGCAAACCTAAACCCGACCTCATGCCCGATGTGGCTGATCAACTTCGCCTATTGGCCAAGTCTGATAAGCGAATTGCTTATCTCATCTTCGACGGCAAAATTGCAAGCCGCAAAACCTATTTCCGTTGGGTTCCGTATAAGGGAATTAACAAGCACCGCAGTCATCTTCATTGTTCTTTCACTAGCGCGGGCGATGAAGATGGTTCGTTCTTTAATATCCCGCTACTAGGAGGATCGCTATGAATATGAAAAACCCTTATTTCCTAACTGCTGGTGCATTCCTTTCAGCATGGGCAGCATCTAACTTCGCAGCAGACTATCGCTCAATTCTCTGGGCTGTTCTTGCTGGCGTATTCGGATATGCGACACCTAAACGATGACTCCAGCGGATTACTTAAATCTTTATATTGCCACACTTGCGATAGTGGGTGGCTTGGCTGGTTATGTGATCACTCACTTGCTATCGGAGATTAAGCGCCTAAATGCGCGTGTCGATGAGATCTATAACATTCTTTTAGAGCGATAATAAAACCATGGCACGCAAGAAGGCTATCGACTTAGAGGCTTACTCTATGCTCGATCAGTATTGCATCGGGCTTAATGAGTATTACAAATCGCTAAGACGAGCAGGGTTCTCAGCAGAGATGGCTCTGGCTATCTTGCTTGAACCTTTAACTTACCCGGCAACGATCCTTCCTACACCTAACTGGTTGCCACAACTTCCCGACTCCATCCCTTATGACGATGACGATGAGGATTAAACTTGAAACGCACAGTTATAGTGCCAGACCTGCAAGTGCCATATCACGATGAAGTTGCTGTCCGCAATGTTGCATCTTTTATTAAGGCATACCGCCCCGATAGCGTGGTTACTCTGGGAGATGAAATCGACCTGCCACAGATCAGCCGATGGTCAGACGGAACGCCCGGCTGGTACGAGCAGACACTAGCCGAGGATCGAGACCAAGCAGTAGAGGTTCTCTGGTCTCTAGTTGAGCATTCTAAAGAGGCTCATATGATCCGTTCTAATCACACAGATCGTCTTTACAATGTGATCATGAAAAAGATCCCAGCCTTCCTAGCCTTGCCAGAGTTACGCTTCGAGCGCTTCATGCGTTTAGACGAACTGGGCATCACCTACCATAAGAAGCCCTACGCCTTCGCTAAGGGCTGGGTGGCAGTTCATGGAGACGAACAGGGCATCAACCCTAACGCGGGTCTCACAGCCCTTGGGGCGGCTCGTAGGCACGGTTTAAGCGTGGTCTGTGGACATACTCACAGAGCAGGTTCATCGGCCTTCACAGAGGCTTCAGGGGGCAAAATAGGGCGCATCCTGCGTGGCGTAGAAGGTGGTCATCTAATGGATGTCCGTAAGGCTGGCTACACAAAGGGAACTATGAACTGGCAGGAGGCTTTTATCATCGTTGAGGATAGCCAAGTTACCTTGATCAACCTTGAAAAGGATGGCACTTTCGTAGTCCATGGCAGGCGCTATGGCCGGGCTAGATGACTTCCCAGACATCCGCCGCACCATTGACGATGCCATGGATGAGGGAGAATTGTTACCAAACTGTTACCCAAATATGCTAGACAAGGGCTGAGACAGGCGTATTGTTCTACTTGTGAAGGCGGCGAACGACCGCTAACGCGAAAGGGCAAAGCAAATGGCAAAGATTACTAAGAAAATGCAAAAGCAGGTGATGGCGGATATTCGCCGTCAACTTGGCTGGATTAACCAAGCAATAGCAGATAACGATCTAGAACTGCTAGATCAATTAGCACTTCAATTATCAGCAACAGCCTTAAACCTCACCACCGACGAGCTCAATGCTAAGGCGGCTGCATAATGAAAACCATCACACAGGAATTAGCACAAGACTTCGAGCGTTTGTATGAAACTTCAATGCGCTGGACACAGGAAATCTGGGCTGAGCAAGTGCAAGACGGCCGTTTCGTTTCCGATATTGGCACACTTGATTTTAACCACAGTTACATTTACTGGTTTGATAACTATGCCAGCCTAATAGCAGCACGCAGCATCCTGTACATAATGAGCGAAAAGTATGCCGTGATCAGCGATGAAGCCACCGGCCAATGGTGCATCACTTCAACTTATGCCAGCGGAGTGTGGCAGTAATGACTCTACTTAACATAGCCTTCTTAATGGTTGGTTGGGCTTTTAGCATTGTTTACTTCTACACAATGGGCGTTAACTCAGGCTACATTGAAGGCCGCAAAGCATTGCGCAAACACTATGAACAGCGTGATAAGGTAAGAGCATGAATGCGCGCGACTACCTTAACGAAGCAAGAGCAACCATGCAAGATCGTGGTTTGGAATACGGTCATCCAACGGACAACATGGCAAGAACGGCTGCCCTCTGGTCAACTTATCTTGAAATGCCGGTTACTGATTATCAGGTCGCAATGTGTATGGCACTCGTCAAAATAGCAAGAAGCATGGAAACTGCAAAGACCGACACTTATGTCGATATGGCCGCTTATGTTGCGATCAGTGCGCAACTCCACACCGAGGAGAATGAATTATATGTTTAATCTAGAAGATTATGAAACGGTCGAGGAACGCCTAATCAAGTATTGGAAGGAGCATCCAGATGGTCGAATTGAAACTACTTTGGTTGAGTCAACGCTTCAGCGATTTATTGTTAAGGCTGCTATTTATAGAACTGAAATTGACCCACAGCCTTGGACAACTGGCTATGCGGAGGAAACCGTCAGCACGCGAGGAGTTAACTCTACTTCTGCGCTTGAGAATTGCGAAACGAGTGCGATCGGTCGGGCTCTGGCTAACGCGGGCTATGCTTCGAAAGGCAAACGCCCTAGCCGAGAGGAAATGGCAAAAGTTAAATCGGCAGAACCTAGACCGTTTTCTGAGAAACTAGCAGATAAGATCACCACTCCAGTTGAGGATGATCCTTGGACTGTTAAGGCTGTTAGCCCGGCGCCTTCGGCAGCCGATGCAGTAGCGCTTGTTCAAGATGTTCTAGGTGCAGTCAAGATCGATAAGGACATTCCGCATTGTGAACATGGAGAGCGTGAATGGCGCACAGGTAACAAGAACGGTCGAGCATGGGCGAACATGGCTTGTTCTGCTAAGCCTATGAATGGTGAGCGTTGGTCAGAAGTTAAGAAGTGCGATCCGATCTGGTATGTAGTTGCAGCCGATGGCACTTGGAAACCACAAGAGGCTAAAGCATGAGCAGCCTACAATTTATGAACCAAGATGGTGAATGGGAGAACTTCCCACCTGATGATTTATTGGCTGAAAAGGCTAAACAGGCAGAACTCATAAACGCTCTACAAGTGAGAATCATCTGCCATCTATGCAATGAACCTGTGCCGAGACAAGAATTGGCTTTCTGGATTCAGGGGCAGGCTATCAACTGGTCTTGCAAAAAATGCCACGCGGTCAATGAGTCAAAGCCGTAAGCATAGGGGTTATCGCACCGAGCGTGTGGTAGCAGAGTATCTGAGGCGTTGGTGGGATGGCGCTTTAGTAGGTCGAGGCAG